GCAGGACTTACCGCAAAAAACGTTAGACACGATACAAAGAGAAAACGTCTCATTTTGGCTTGGACGTAGGGGTTTCTTCCTTAAGTGTAGGCTCTTCTTTCTTTTTACCATTCGCGCGTTTGATGTTGACGCCAAAGCTGGTCATCGTTCCAGTAAGCAACGAGGCAGGAAATGTTGGGTCCATGGCTTTGACATAACCCAGGTAGTTGAGACTGAGCATTGCAATCGACCATGTAAGAACAGCGAGCTTTACAAAATCCGCCAAAGCTGTTGATTCTGGTTCATGCTCCTGCTTACCCTGTTCTTCTGCCATGATGAATTAACGCTATAGGTCGAATGGTGGTTGAAATCTGGGCAGCGGTGGCGGGTGCCTCGGTAGGCATTGCCGCTTCAGGCATTAAATCTGCAGGCCGCGAAAGCCAGCAAGGTCGTGATTCGTTGGTGCGCCTCACAAGTGCTGTTGACAATTTAAGCTCTCAGCTTGATCTTTTGCGTCGTGAGCAAACTACCCTCCATGCTGAGTTGTTCGGCAGGCTTAGTGACGTTGAAAGAAGCGTGGCCAGGCTTGAAGGCATACAAGACAGGAACTAGACTTCCGGCACATACAGTCCCAACATGGTTTTACTGCTAAAGCCAATCCTGTTTGGTTTCATCAAATCAAAAGCTGTAAAACAGTTGCTACTTGACTGTTTAATCAAGATCAGCGAGCAGACAGACAACCAGCTAGACGATGTGGCTTGCAAGTATGTCCAAGATCTACTCTTCCCTGGAGATCGCGTTGAGAAGTAAATGTGGGTTTGGGGCGTAATCGTGGGACTGTCATTACTTCCGTTTTTTCAGTTCTTCAAAAAAGGCGATCCCCACCAGCTAGCTGCAATTGCAGAGCTGGAAAACTCAATTGACGACGTATTGCTTACGGATGAAGCCGAGTGGTTTCAGATGTGGAAAACAAGCGGCATCCACCAAGAGGTTTATGGCGTTCCCTATTACAGCCAGTTAGACAGCCTTACCGGCTATGGCTTTCGGGAGTGCTTTGACTCTGCTGCCGCCATGGTCGCTGCGTTTCACCGAGTCGTTCAAAGTCAAGACACTTACCGGATTAGGCGTCGCAAACATGGTGACACCACTGAAGTCCACGCTCAAGTTTCTACGTTGCAATCATTCGGCTTGAATGCCGAGTTTCGCAAAAATGTAAGAGTTGAAGACATTGAAATTGAAATCGATGCTGGCAGACCGCTAATGGTTGGTTGGCTGCATAAAGGTGATTTCACTAAAGGCAATCCAGCAGTGTGCGATAGCGAAGGCTGTGGTCATTGGAGCGTAATCATTGGCTATGACAAAGACGACTTTATTGCCATGGATCCAATGGGCAAGCCAGATATGGATCATGGCGGCCATGACACCACAAAATCTGGTGAGTTAATCAGGATGTCGCGTCCTGCCTTTTATCAGCGTTGGTCTATCGAAGGAGAAGCTTCGGGCTGGGCTGTATTCGTGGATCGATGAACTGGGGATATATCAGTGCGTTCTGGACGACAGTCGTGATGAACTGTGTTCAACCTGTGAATTGGCAGGCTTGTTTACCAGTGCAAGACTGGTTATTCCCAGCTATAGGTGATTACATACGTTTTAAGACTGAGGAGCCCTATGCCTCCGAAAAACGCAGCCTCGAACAGTTTCGACTGGATGGTGGTTAAACCAAGTCTTGAAGAAGAACTAACCCTTGAGCGATCAATTAGATCTATAGAAGACTGTGACAACGTTGATGTTTTGTCTCAGCTTTGCGTTGCGATGGTAAGGCAGCAGTGGCATCAAGGGAAACTGCTTAAACAGGCGGTTGGTCACATTGCCTTGCTAGACGCCGTGCTTTCTGGCGGAGTGCGGAAGTCCTAAAAGCTTTTTCTAGCGTGGTCAGCTTTGGATTCGATTCGTGCAACGTGTCTTCAGCTCGTTTCTGTGCTGCTGCAATTTGGTCTTGAGGCCGTGTAGTCCAGTGTGGTGAAACCATGGATCAGGACTTTTGAGGATTGATCTCGTCGCAGTTATAGAGACGTGTCAGATAGTTGTAAAGCCATTGGGCTTGCCAGTCTTGTTCGTGGTAGCGAACGACGCCAGCAGCCTCTATGCGCCAAACCAACTTGCCGTCTTTTTCAACCTGCTCAATAGTTGGCTTCATACCAAAAGAATAGGCACGGTAGCTAGCCGTGCCCTTGGGCTAATCAGAAATCAGCCTCTTCTTTTTTCGCAGGCAACGTGAAATCAGTGACGTTTAGCTCAAGGCTTGAGCCTTCGCCGCCTTCTTTCTTTTCGTACTTACGCAGCTTGCCTTGGCCTGCAACAGTAACTTTGTCGCCTTTGGCCATGTACTTCATGACGACGTCTGCACGCTTGCCCCAGACACTGCAATTGATCCATGTTGTTTCGTCTTGCCCCGTGCGGGCGGCGATGCTGAAACTTGCTACCTGGCTTGAACCTGCTTCACGCAGTTCAGGGTTTTTGCCAAGGTTTCCGTGTGCGGTGATGTTGAACATTACTTAAAAAATTTGCTGATGATGAGGATTAGTGCTTGGTTTTGGTTGTACTCGCGAGACTTCATGAAGTGCCGCAAGTTGTCAGCCAACTGGTCATCCAAGCGAACTTGGAACTGGTTTTTCCTGCGTTTGCGGTCATGCTCCGCTTGGGTAAGTGCCATTGTATTAAATAAATTCAGGCATTATATCCTGAATAAATTTACGATGCTCGTGCGTAGTTATTGCATAAGCAACTTTTGCGCTGGGGGCTAAACCGTACTGTGAACGGAAACGATCTAGAAAAGCTGTGCGATTAGCAGCAGGCAGCTCTTTGATCAAGCCTCGTAACTCTTCAGCCTCGTCGTCAGTTAATGGTTTTTTTTCTGGAGGAATAGTGTCGGCATTTGGCTGGCTTTCAACTTTTGGGGCAGCAGTTTTTGCAACTGTTTGCGGAGCAGGTTTGCTGACCTTTTTTTCTTCAGGCTGTTCAAAATTGCCATCAGTATCCATGTCGGCGCAAAGCCCAAGGATGCTTAGGATTGCGTACCTGCGTTGGTAGGTGCAGCTACCTCCCCAGTCATGCAAAGGGTTTCGCCCCTTGCCAATGATCATAGGTAGTTCGCTGGTGATTTCTTCACCGCTTTCATGAAGCAGTTTGGTTATCAACAGTGGATCAGCGCCTTGTATGGCGTTGGGTGTGAACGTTTGAACGATTACCAAACCAGCTTCATTTAAAGGTGGGGTGACAGTAGAAAGCACACCACCAAGATCGGCATATTTGCCGTATTGGGCTTTGGCGTCTTTTGTGATGGATGGAACTGCTTTGTGGAAAGCTACAAGAGCTTTTACTATTTCAGACATTGATGGAAGTGACAGTAATAATCGCGCTTGGTTGTTCGTTGCCTACGGCGTATCGGCGCTCAGCTTGGATGCTGAAGACTTGACAGTCATCATCGAATGCAACACCGGTCAGGGCATCACAGATAGCTCTAAGAAGCTTGTCAAGGTCGCCTATGCGCTTAATGCAGAACGACGGCGCAGTGTTTTTTAAGTCGCCATTAGCCTTAAAATCTGCTTTTGGCCGAGGAAAGATAAAGGTCACAGACAAAGACATGGGTAGTGTGGCATGCCAGCCTTGAGGAAGCAACCTTTTAGCTTTCCCAGCGACTAAAGCCCTCCAAGGCATGACGTTTGGCGAGCTTTCGCAAAGGATCGCTCTACCGTTGACGTAACGCTGAACTTTTTTGCTGCCTTGTGGGGCAGGCTTTCCGTTGACGTGAATTGTGTAGCTATTGCTCAAGAGACGAACAAGCCTTTTCAACACCAGCTAAGCAGTCACGCCGCGTCATGTCATCCAAGGTGGTCGTTAGAGAATACCAAAACGCCAGGCTGAAAATTACAGCAAGGAATGAAATCAGTGCAAAGTTGAACTTCATTTTTTAGTTGGCGGTCTTCCGCGTTTCGGCTTTTGCTCTTGAAGTTTTTTGTACTCTTCTCGTGCAGTAGCGCGAGCAACAGACAACTCTTCGCAAGTTTCGTTTTCTTCTTTTAGTTTTTTGTATTGAAAATCAGCTAATGTGACTTTTCGGCATTGGTCAACAATGGCTGACTGCACAGTTTCTTGGGCAGTGTCGTAATAATAAAACCAAGTTTCTGAGTCGCCAGGAGTGAATTTTTTCAAAAGTTCTTCTTCTTTGTCGCTCAGGTCGTCGCCGTCGCCGCAATACATTTTTTCAATGCAAAGTTGAAAGGCGTACAGCAAAGACGTTACCTTGCGAGCTTGCTGAATCACGTTGCGGTCAGCTTCTTGAATTTTTTGCCAGCGTTGGCGATGATTTTTGATAGCTGCGATAACAGCAGGCTGAGCCTCAACAAAAACATTTTGTTCTTTGAAATCGATAGTCATTAAAAGTTCCTCTTGCGGAGAGTCGTGAATGTTTCGTCAAGTTTTTGAACATGGTCAGCCCAACTGCCTGGTTCTGGCTGGTCGTAGGGATCAGGCAAGCTATTGGCAGCATCGCGGGCCAGCTCGTAAATAAGATTGATCTCAACTGTTGTGAGATATACTGGATAGGCAGTAGTCGTCATGAAAGAACCATTTTTTGTTTGATTAGTTTGCCGACCATGTTGCGGCACTTGTTGATAGTTTTGCGGTGAACAGAAATAGATTCCATGTCGTTTGAGGCAATTGCATGACTGTACAAAGTTTGTGCTTCGTCGAGGTGAACTTTGATTTGATCGATTTGCTGTTGAATAGTCATTTGAAAGCCCTGTTGCTCATAAATATATTATGGCATGCCAGTATCAATTTGGCAATCCCAGACAGAGCCAGACTTAACTCCTTTCCATAAAAGATCGTTGATAACGTCGCAAGCTTGGACGCCTTGCTGAATTGCTGCAACACGGATGATGACCATCAGTTCACGGTCTGTTTTGCCTTGTACGCGGGACTGGCTTTTGGTAAGAACCAAACCGGGGTTTGTGTTTTCATAATATTGCTGTATTTCATCTTTTGCCTCAGGGGCTGTTTCTGCTGGAGGCTGCTGAATCAATGTTGGCTGCTTAGGCTCAGCATAAGTTGCATATGGAGAAGAAATGATGGGAACAGCTTCTTGCGGCATAAAGTTTTCTGCTTGACTTATCAAAGTATTGATAAGATCTTGATCATACAAATCTTGCTTTTGAAAATAATCAGATGGACCAGACCATCCACAATGTGGGTCGCCTGGACGCTCCGAAGTCACAAGAGCCTTAAGATGCAAATCAATTGATTGGTAGTCAACTGCACATCGCAGCAATTGTGAAAAAATTGGATCCTTATTAGTTTGCGTACCAGGGAAAATGCGGATACGTTCGTTTT